AAGGTGCGACGCCAACCCAATTCACATTATCCAGCTCTGTTACGTCAATGTCTATAATACTGGCGGCTATCAGGTAGTTGGTCCGGAACTCGATCTGTCGCTCTTCGACTTTTACCCCCAGCAGGCAGGCAAAGCTGTTCGGAAGCTCGCGACATACAGCAATGGGACACTGGCGGCTGTAATACAGTTCACGCATGACATGATCGAGCTTTCATCGTCGTCATGGCAATTCGGTCCCGATGCTCGCGATCGAGTGATTGCGCAGAACGGAGATCAGACAAATTCTCAACAGCCGATCGGTTCTCAGCGGATGAAGACGAAGTGCCGATTGATCGGGCCGGCGCGCGGAGTCATTACGTTCCACGGCACGATTGCCACGATCATTCCGGCGCCGCCAGGTGAAGATGATTTCTTTTACATGCCGGGTCAATCAGAGCAGTCGGAACTCGCGGCGCCGTCTGGTGGCAATCCGATCTTACTTTGGGACGACGGAATTCAGACCGGCTCGATCATACCAGTTGATGGCATCGCGGAGGTCAATCTGGCCGACAATACCCAATGGGCGGACTTCACCCCGGATGATCTGTGTCCGCCGGGTTCGGACCTGACGTGCTTCGCGATCTTCTGGATTGGGAAGACCCCGGCGACATTGCCGAGCTTCCCGGCGCCGTGGGTTGGGCAGTTCGAATTGTTCTGAGCTTTTAGCCTTGAAAGAATGGCTGATACTGGCAATATTCGGACATGCTCGGACGCGTCTTCGGCGTTTGTATTTTGTTGATCGTGCTTTGCTCATTGGTTGAGCCTTACTTTGAGCACCTTTATTACTTCGGTTTTCCACATCCGACCTCGACCCCGCCGCCATGCAAGCCGAGCGAGGTCAAGGTCATCGTCGGCTTCGTCGGAAGCTTTGTGATCTCGATCGGCTTTATCATTCTACTTACCCGGCTATCGGACTCTCCGACGAATGACGACGAGCCTGAGGAGACTGCTTGAGTTTCTTCGCCTTCTTCAGCCGCGCCAGAGCCGCCTCTTGCGTGAGCGCCAGCGGTTCCTCGCCTTTCTCCCACTGCCACACGGCGCGAGGCGAGACATCCAACAGCACGGCAGCCTCAGCCTGTGTCAGGCCGAGCCGCGCACGCTCTGACTTGAGTTGTGATGCGAAGGTCACTCCGCACCGCCTTTCCCGGAGAGGGCTTGCTTGGCCAATTTCTCTAACGCCTCATCTTGCGAGTTTCCCGGCAGATGGTTCGCCATATATTCCGACAGCAGCCCCTCCAACTCCTGGACCCGCGCTTTGAGTGTTGGTGCTGACGCAATTAGTTCAGCGTTGCAACGTGCCAGCTTCTCAGCTTCGATGCGCTCTGCCTTAGACAACTCGACAGGTTGCCCCGCGGCGGCATTGGCCACCGTAGCGAGAATGTAACCGTCGCCGATAATGGAAAATTCGCCATCGGTGTTGCGTTCGATTGTCCAAGGCATGTTAGTTTTCATGGCTACAGCCTCGCAGAAAGTGCGAACCGATGCAACAACTATTTCGCAGAATCTGCCGATTGTTTGTAAGTGCTTGTAGTCCACTTCATAGTCCACTTGCATTTAAGCCGGTGGGGGCCGGTGGGACTCGCCGTCGCGTATTTTCGAGCATTGGTGCATTTGCTGTCCCGGTGGGGGCCGGTGGGACAGTTCTGACCCGACTACGGATCAGAAGGTTATAGGTTCAACTCCTATTGGGTGCGCCATTTCCTGCAGCAACTTACGCGGACTTCTCACCTCTCCGAAAGACGGCCCGTAGTCCACCTGGTAGTCCACTTTTCCGCAATGGAGTGACTTTTGCCGCGCCAGCGCGCCCAGGCGGGCAGGCCCTTGTGTGGCAGCCATGACATGGCGTCGCCGCCCTGCCAGTTCGCCGGCCGCGCGCCGTAGGTGGTCTCCATCAACGCCGAGGTCTTGTCGCCGATCTCACCCGCGATCTGGACATCGCTGGCGCCGTCGCTACGTCTCTTGGTGACGTAGAAACTACGCACCCCATGTGGAGTCACCTTCGGCAAGCCGAGCGCCTTAGATGCCCGGGGAAGCGCATGGGCGAGGGCGTGGCGATCCAGTGTCCCGATGCCGCCGCGGCCCGGAAAGTAATAGCGGCTGGTCCGATGCCGGGTCCGGAGCCAATAGCGATGGCAGGCGAGCATCTCCCGGAACTCTGGCCCGATGATCACGAACGGATTCACGGGATTCACGCCATTCTTACTGCGGTGGACGGATAGAACGTCGCCGGCGATGTGCCCAGGCTGGCCGGGCTTGGCGTCGGCGCGCATCCTGAGCAGTTCGGAGGTTCGGCCAGCGGTGAACATGGCGAAGAGTAACTGCCAGCCCAAGGCTTCGCTGCGGACGTCATCAAAAAAGTAATCGGCCATGCGATGAATCACGTCGGCCGAGGCTGGCGCTACCTGCCGGGACCTGCGGACGTCGGCATCCCTTCGATACCTGGGGCGACCGGAGCGCACGTAATTGATCTCGAGCTGGCCGGCGGCGACCCCATAACTCAGGACGTTCGAAAAGGTCGTCAACTCGAGGTCGATCGTGCGTTCCCCTGATCCTTTCTTCACGCGCGGCTTTCGCCACTTCGCATACGCGGGCAGGTTCGCCAGTCGGATCGTGGACGCGGCCACTGGTCCGAAGTATTTGACGAGCCAGTCGAGCCGAGCGCGTTCCGGCGCGCAGAATGATTCACTGCGTGGCTCGAGCCTGCGGTTCGGGCAACCCGCGTCTTTGTAGAGATTGGCGAGTTGGAGAAAGGTGCCCGCGTTTAAAGTCCAGGGTTCGCGCGCCCGTTCCTTGAATGCGAATGCGCGCTTCGTGGCCTTGAGCTTGCGCCAGGTCCTTCGGTGATTGATCCATGGCCGAGCCCAGAAGGCCCCTTCGGAGTCGACGTAGACGCCGCCGCCGATGGATTTACGGGTGGGGCTATTTGATACGTTCAACGGCACAAATCAGAACGGCGACACTAATAATCAGCACGCCAAAGCAAAACTGTATCGACGTGTAAATCTGTTGCATGATGTTTTCCGTGCGCCCGGTGCTGTTCACGATGAGTCCCAAGCCGGTGACAATTAAGCCGGTGACAACAAGCGCAATAACAACAGAGCCGACAATGCCCTTAGATACCCTTGCGACTGTTTCGATTTCTCTTTTCGTATTTCGAGCAAGATCAGAAACAATAGGCGGAACAAAATACGGCTTGGGGTCTGGCTTCTCTTTGAGCATGTAAAGTGTGGTTGGTTTGCCACAGTGCGGACAATCAACAACCTGGCCGAGGGTCTTTATATCATCGCTGCCAGTCTGGAAAAATTGCGATCGCTCAAATTCGATGCGTCCGCCGCACTGGCCGCAGTCGGATGTTGCCGTTGTTGCGCCACTCATATGCAGACGATTGTCAGAAAGTTATTCACAATTCACGCTTTCGGATTGCGTTAGTTAAACCTTCTAAGCCTAATCGGCTTAGATGAACCGAGGGCTTCCAAAGGGCACGACTTATTCACATGGACCACCTTTGTCTGACCCGGCAAATCACCATTGGGACAAACTATGAAAAGAGATGCTTTCATCAATCTTTGCTTGCGACTTTATCTTTTAGAGCGTCAAGCCGCGCTTTTGCTTCCGCGAAATCTTTTTCTGCCAAAGAAATCGCGGCGGCGGGATGTTTTAGCCGTATTGCCTCGTTAACAAGGGCCGTTCGTTGTCCGCGGCTTGCTTCCGGGAAAAGCCTCTCGACTAATTCACGGACATCATCATCGGGTTGGAATGTCCAGGTCCGAACGCGCCTTGTCACTTTTTTTGGAGTTTTTTTCATGAGTAGAACACTAATAACCACGGGCTGTTTTACGCTAATTGTCTTACTGGCGCAATCCGTAAAATCCGAAAAGTGTTGACGGTTGTCTTACGTATGTCTTACAACATACGCAATGAAACGGACGACTTGGACGATACAGCCCGCAGATGATGTAAAAAGCCTCGTAGCAAAGGAGATTAATCGGCGGGTCGGACGCAGGGGAAGCAAGAAGGGTGTTCGAACTCAAATCATCAATGAGGCACTTCGCAAGGTCCTATTCTACTTAAACGGCAAACGCGAAGAAAGCAAAGCCGCCTGACCTATGTCCTCACCCATTGCAATCGAATCCGGGATTCCGATGCCTGAAAAGCTCGGCAATCAAAAGTCTGCACTTCGCGTTGCCTTCGAAGCCATGGCGCCGGGGCAGAGCGTGATGATCTCGCGAGCGACCACGCTTCAGACGATTTACGGGACCGCGAAGGCCGCGAAGATCAAAGTCAGCACCCGGCAAATCAACTGCGAGAGCCGCCGCATCTGGAGGGTGTCATGACCGAAGTCCTCACCATCCTCCAGTCCCGCGAATTCCTCTGCGCCTTGGAACACGCGCAACTCAAGGCCGCGAGTCCCTGGCGTGATCGTGACGGCGCCGCGGCTCACTGTTGTTGCTCCGTCAGCGAGATCGACCGGGCGGCGGACGAGGGAGTCATTCCCCGTCATCATCGCGGTAGGACGCCGTTGTTCCGGGTTGATGAATTGGACGACGTGATTTTCCGCGGCGCCTGGAGACCTCGTGAGGAAAAGGAGTCTGCGTGAGACCCATCGAAATCACCGTCCGCAAGTTGAGCCGGAACGTTCGTGCGTCGATGCGCAATTGCGCTTTGAGTTATCGCCTCACGAGAAAGCGTGGCGACGTCGGCTTCATGATCCGCTGGCTTAACCATGCAACAACCTACCGCAGAATCGCTGCGGGATTTTTGGAGGCAGCGTAAATCTATGTGTGAATTCAAATCCGCAATCGTGATGGCCAATGGCGATCTGCTCCACAACCCGTGGACTGATAGTCATGAGGACTTGGTGCGTCTGTTTAAACCCAACGACACGGCAACCACTCGGGATGAGCCTCGCTTTGCCCGCGTCGAATTCAAGCCAGATGAACCCACGGACCTCGCGGATATTTCCAAATACAAACTCAACATCGACGAGCTGCGAAAGCCTGAATGGTTCGATGCCGCAATGGAGGCGAAGACCATCGAGAAACTGAAGCTCATGGTTTCCGGGATGATAATCACGGGCGCAGTCGATTTAATTTGCGGCGGCGTGTTCATCCTCGGTAAAGGCGCGAAAGTGTCTTCGGCAAAAGCCGTGAAAATCGTTGCCATGCTCGCAGATTCCAAGGTCGGCGAGATGTGGGGAAGCTCCAACGTCGGCGAGATGTGGGGAAGTTCCAACGTCGGCGTGATGTGGGGAAGCTCCAAGGTCGGCGTGATGCGGGGAAGTTCCAACGTCGGCGTGATGTGGGGAAGCTCCAAGGTCGGCGTGATGCGGGAAAGCTCCAACGTCGGCGAGATGTGGGGAAGCTCCAACGTCGGCGAGATGCGGGAAAGCTCCAAGGTCGGCGTGATGCGGGAAAGCTCCAACGTCGGCGAGATGTGGGGAAGCTCCAACGTCGGCGTGATGCGGGAAAGCTCCAACGTCGGCGAGATGTGGGGAAGCTCCAACGTCGGCGAGATGCGGGAAAGCTCCAAGGTCGGCGAGATGTGGGAAAGCTCCAAGGTCGGCGAGATGCGGGGAAGCTCCAAGGTCGGCGAGATGCGGGGAAGCTCCAAGGTCGGCGAGATGCGGGACAGCTCCAAGGTCGGCGTGATGCGGGACAGCTCCAAGGTCGGCGAGATGCGGGGAAGCTCCAAGGTCGACAAAGGCACGGACGAAAAACCTAAGGCATGAAAACCCTCGTCACCCTACTCGCAGTTGCATTCCTCACCGCGATCATCTGGCTCGCGATTCACGGCCTCTGGCCTGTCGTCGCTGGCGTCGGAGTCCTTGCCGCGATTCACATCATCGCGATCTGCAAAGTCGCTGCTCGCAAGATGCCGACGCCGGCAGGTTGGACGACGGAAGATCGGAAGAAGCGCAGAGAGATTCTTTGCGGGTCGGCGTTGGTGCTGTTGCTGTCGGCGACGATCGCGCATGGGCAGCCGACGAACCAGTCAGTCGCAATCGGCGGACCAGCGAACATCATAGCCATCTCTCATCATCTTGCTGGGACAAACTATGGTTGGCCTCTCGGTGTCCCCGATCTGCGCGCGGAGCTCTCCACATCGATCGAAACCAATGCCTTTGCGTTTGGCGAGGCGATCGCCTTTATCCCGGCGACTTACATCTATGGGGATCAGCGTCCGACATATTATCCCAAAACCCGCGAGTTCAGTTACTGCGCCAACGTCATATCGAATTACGTCCTAACTCTGACGTTCAGGAGTCAAACCAATCGCATCGTTATCGATTCCCGGAAGCTCGGAACCATTGAAGCCAAAGTCGTGGAGACCGTCACGCTGGCAACCAACCGTGCCGAAGTTCGGACGTTCACACCGGAGAAACCATGAAAATAAAAATCCTGTCATCGTTGGTATTCGTCATTCTGGCGCTGGTTGGTTGTTCACACGAGCCCGAGCCCGCACACATAGAAATAAAATACACCGCACCGCCGCCGGGATTCTCCATTGTCTGCGACACCAACGGACATTTCAGCTACTCCAAGCTACTCGGCGATTCGAAGTTCATCTTTGGCGAGCATTGGGACGACGACGTGTTCGCAACCCGGGAACAAGCACTTGAGAAAGCTTGGCGTCACTATCGGGTCACCCGTATCTCGGGTCTGCCGAAGTCCACTAATAATTTCGTCTGGGACGACTGCGACAAATGACCTCAACACTTTCATTGCGGGGTAGAGCAGCAGTAGTTCGCCAGCCTCATAAGCTGGAGGTCGGTTGTGCAACTCAACCTCCCGCAACCATTCTCGAATCGCGGTGCGCCTGGTGTGACAAGGAAAATGGCGTCAAACCGCAGCCGCATCACACGCACACGATCTGCCCGCGCCACAAGGCCATGATGTTGGTGAGGGCGACGGAAATTAACACAGTCAAGTGATACACAAACTATGGAAATTGAACTCTACTCAAAGATGCAGAACCCCATCGATGCAATTGATAAGATGGGGGAATTCTTCGCGCGTTCTGGCCTCTTTGGCTGCGACAACGTGTGCGCCGGAAAGGTGCTGGCAACCATCTGCATGTCCGAACGGAAGTCGCCTGTTGATCTGCTCCGCACCTATGACATTGTCGAAGGGAAGCTGCGAAAAAAAGCCATGGCAGCATTCGCCGAATTTCGGGCCAAGGGCGGCAAAGTCAAATGGCTGAAGACCGGTGACGATGGCATCGAGGCCAGCGCGGTGTTCAGCTTCGAGGGTCAAGAGGTGCCGCTTACCTTCACAATTGCACAGGCGCAGAAGGCTGGGTTGGTGAAGGCCAAATCTGGATGGGAAAAAAGTCCAGGCAACATGCTGCGCGCCCGGCTGATCTCCAATGCGCTCGGCATGCTCTGTCCTGAACTTTTCGCCGGTGAAGATTACAGCGAGGAACCCGATCGTCCGGCGCCGGCGATCAACATGGCCGCGATTCCAGTTGAAGTGATTTCTGAACGCCAGTCGGCACAACCGATAACCGCGACCGACAACGCGGGGACGGCCGCGGCTGGCGCTCAGATTGTGGTTGAAGCCGGTCCCACGCAATCGGCTCCACCGGTGCCGCAGTCCGCTCCAACCTCCGGCGGCGCGTCTGCCGCAACTGCGGCACCTTCCTTTCCCGCCGGCCCGGCCTACGAGACACCGAAGAATGCCACCAAGCTGGCGCCGCAGATGGTTGAACAGGTCAAGGCCGTGATCGGCGACCACATGACATCAGCCTTCAAGTGGATGGTCGCCAACGGATATCTGACTCAGGATCAGGGTCTCGATTGTCTGACGGAGTCCAGGGCGAAACGGATCCTGAAAAACGCTGAATCATTCATTCGAGCATTGGAGACAGTGAAGTGAGCGCCCTTGTCGTCAGTCATATCGCCGACGTGACTATCAGTGTCGGTGACGACGCGGTTGCCAAGCGCGGGGCGGCGATCGATGAGGCCCGTGAAATCACCGTTGTCGAGGATGACTTCGCGCAGGGTCTCGCCGTTGATGCTCTCAAACAACTCAACTCACTCACGAAATCCGTTGAGCAGTCGCGCACGCAGATTAAGGCTCCGGTGCTGGAGCTCGGACGCAAGATCGATTCCACCGCGAAAGAATTCTCGACGCCGATGGAAATCGAAATCCGAAGGCTCAACGGTCTGGTAACCGCGTATCAGTCCGCGCAACGAAAGAAGTCTGAAGAAATCGAGCGAGCGCGCCAGGCCGAGCTGCGGCGCGTGGAAGACGAGCGGCGTAAAGCCGAGGCTGCCGCCGAAAAAGCCGAACGCGAACGAATGGCGGCGCAAGAGCAAGCCGAGGGCTCATTCATTCCCGATGAGGCGTCCAAAGCTCAGGAGGATGCCGCCAAAGCTGCGGCACAGGCCGAGGCCTCGCGGATCGAACAGGAGCGGCTCAAGCAGGAGCAAATAAAGCTTCAGAGCCAGGTTGCACGAACGCCGGAAAAGGTTTCCGGACTCGTCGTCAAAGAAGTCTGGAAGTTCGAGGTCATCGATTTTCGGCAACTCGCAATAAATCATCCGGGCTTTGTCAGAATGGAAGTCAATGCATCGGCGGTTAACGAGGCGATTCGCGGCGGCATGCGGGACTGCTCCGGAATTCGCATCTACAGCGAGACTCAAACCCAGGTGAGGACCTAATGCCCAATACTTTCGACCAATCAAAATACGAGGACGCCGCCCGCGAGCGGCTTGCCGTCAAGCTGCGGCCGTCGTCGCTGCCGTTCCTCTCGCAATGCCCGTGCTGGGTCAGTGATGAATCACACGGCGGCGACTGGAGGGATTCCGGCAACCTGAGGCATCACGTGCTGTCTTCGATGCTGGATAAACGGCACGGCAATCAGGCCGAGGATTTGCAAATGCTGCCTGAAGAGGAACGCGATGGCGTTCAATGGGCGGCTGACTACATCGATGTCCATGCGCCCGGGCTCGATCATCAATTGCATTGCGAGCGCAGGCTCAAGCTGCTGGACGATAACTTCAACGTCGTCATGGAAGGCACGCCAGACGTTGTCTGCGGGCCTGAACTCTTCGACCTGAAATGGCGGCAACGGGATTACGGGGCACAGATGGCTGCCTACGCGGAGATGATGTTCCAGGAGAACGAATGGCCAGAGGTTCGTGTTCATCTTCTATTCGCGGAATCCAAGCGCGCTGTCACATTTGTTTTCACCCGCGCGGAAGCTATTGCGCTGATCAACTCGATCATTGCCAAGGTGAACGCTCCGGACCGTCAACCCACGCCTTGCGATTACTGCGGCTGGTGCGCGCGCCGTCTGACCTGCCCGGCGTTGCTCGAGCGCGTCAACACGGTTGCGGTGAATCGTGAGGACTGGAAGCTCGAGGGTTATCACGCCAGCGAGATCACCTCCGGGCAGCAAATGGGCAAGGCGCTTAAACTCGCCCGTCAGATCAAAGACTGGTGTGAGGGCGTCGAGCATCATGCCAAGGAAATGGCGGCCAAACAGGGCATGATTCCCGAGGGCTTCAAGATTCAAACCCGACAGGGCAACCGATACATCCCGGACGTCACGCAGGCCTATGCGCGCGCTGGCCTGCCCCAGGAAGAGTTTCTCAAAGCCTGCGAAGTCAAGTTCTCCAGCCTGGTCGAAGCCACGGCGGGCCTGCATGGGATAAAGAAGGCCCAGGCCGAGCGCACGGTTGAGGAGAAGCTCGGCGACGCGATTCAACGCAAATCTTCATCCGTCAGTTTGGTCGTGAACAAAAGTGAATGAAAAACCCCGGCACTGCGAAGTCTGTTTCCGCGACGGCAGCATCAGTTATTCAACCCGGCTGCGCGCGTGGACGTGCTTGCGATGCCATTTCGAGGAACCTATGCCTATCTTCAATGACGCAGAGAACAAGCAGCCGAACGTAATCGTCCCTGATGGCGATTACATTTTTAAAGTCATCGGCTTCGCGACGGCGATCAGCAAGGGCGCGAAGACCGCGGGCTCCGATGTCTTCGATCTCACGCTCGAAATCGAGAACGCACCTGGCACCACGGTTTGGGAAAGTCTGATCGATCACGAGTCCACGGGCTGGAAACTCGACTGCTTCATCAAATCCGCTGGCGTTCAGCTCGACAAAGGCGAGGGCTACAGCTTCATGAAGAGCGAGGCCGCGCAGAAAAAATGGCGCTGGATAAATCCTTTTGGCCTGCGCGGCTGGTGCCGGATCACGAGCGAGGAATATACGGGCGCGCGTGACGGCAAGAAGCACACGAAGAACCGCGTGGCGATTTTCTACACGGACAAGCCGAAGCTCTCCCAGGTTGAGATCGAAGAAGAGAATATCCCGTTCGCATGATCGCCCCGACTCCAGTCCTGCTCAAGCGTTACGCCGAGGAACCTGCGGCAATGTTCGAGATGACCGACGAACAGCATCGCACGCTTGCCGACTTGCTGCACAGCTTGAAAGGCATGGTCATCGTCTCAGGTTACCACTCCCCGCTTTACGACGAACTGTATTCCGACTGGCGATACGAGGAGCGGCGAGCTTTAGCCGACGGCGCCCGTGAGCACACCGAAGTCCTCTGGTTCTCGCCTAATGTGCCGCCGAAGCAATACGCACTTTTCGAAAGGGAGAAACGATGACCGCCATCGAACTTATCAACCAAGCCCGTCGCGATACAGCGGACGCCAATCAACTGCTGATGTCGCCGAACGTGGAGACCTGGGACGATATTCACCCTCTGGTGTTGAAGACGCGCGACAAGCTTCAATCGGCTTTGTGTGCGATTCAACAGCTCGAACGCATTGCCGCCGGTGTGCAGGTTCCAAAGCTCGGAGAATAAATGCCGACCATACGCGACATCAGTGGACAACGTTTCGGCTGTCTCACAGCGGTCCGCATCGCGTGGCATCGCGATCACCGCGTTGCGTGGGAGTGCCGTTGTAGTTGTGGCGCTACTGTAATTCGACGCGGCGACAATCTGATTGCCGTTGAGCATTGCGCCGCCTGCCGTCCGGCCGACAGGCTGAAAACCCATATCCGTCTCAAGCAAGGCGACAGGGGGGGGCTTCATACCAAATACGGCAACCAAACACTTGCCCGCCGTTCGCTGAGCGAGGTCGCCGCAATCCTCGGTTGTTCCCGTCAAGCCGTGCAGCAAGTCGAGCGCACGGCATTGCACAAACTCAGGCTGGCACTGTTGCCGGTGGTAAAGGAACTCAATCCTCAACTCCATGATGAACTATGCAAGTCCGTGATTTAATTAAAGAACTGGAGCGGTTCGATCCGCATGACACGGTAAGATTTGATATTGCGCCCTATAGGTGCCCTGAGTGCGGCGAGAAGTCCTATGCGGCTCACAGCGCTGGTGAGATTGGCCGCGTCGACCGGGTGCAAGGCGACGTCGTGATTGCATCATGATCTACACCCCGCATCCATATCAACACGATTACCTTGACGCCATCCGCGAGGGTTGGAAGTCCTTTCGCAAGCAACTCGTCGTCTCCCCGACGGGCTCCGGTAAGACCTGCATGTTTTCATGGATCACTGGAGAATTCGTGGCGACTGGTATTTGCGTTCTCATCCTGGTCGATCAGGATGAGTTGGTATGGCAGACCATCGAAAAGCTCAAGGAAGTTGTCGACCTCGTTGGCGAGCCTGAGAAGGCCAAATGGCGGGCGAACAAGGATGCGCGGGTCGTCGTCGCCACGGTGCAGAGCATGGCGCGCCGACTGGCTCAATGGCCGGCGGATGCCTTCGGCCTGGTCATCGCCGACGAGGCAGACAAATCCATCGCGCCGCAGTGGCAATCCGTCCTGAATCACTTCGATTCTCACGCGCTGGTCTGCGGATTCACTGCGACCCCGAAGAGGTCTGATGCCCGCAACCTCGGTATCTATTACGACAACCTGATCGAGAAAGAGAATTTGTTCAGCCTGATCGACAAAGGATTCTTATCGCCGATCAAGGTCGCCATGATGCCGATTAAGATCGATCTCTCCGGCTTTGGGTCCGGCAAGGATTACACCGATGACGAAGCCGATGCGGTCATCACGCCGCATCTTGAGGAGATCGCCAAGGCCATTCAGAAGCATGCTTCCTTCCGTCGCACACTCGTCTTTCTGCCGCTGATAAAGACCTGCCAGAAGTTCAGCGAGATCGCCCGCGCGCTGGGGCTCTCGTCTGAATACATTTACGGCGACGACCCGGACCGCGACGACAAGCTGAAGCGTTTCCGCGCCTGGGAATTTGATGTTCTCGCTAACTCGATGCTGCTGACCCGTGGCGTCGATATTCCTGAAATCGATTGCATTGTTCCCTGCAGGGTAACAAGGAGTGTAACTCTTTTTTTTCAGATTTGTGGCAGAGGCACCAGGTTGGCTGAAGGCAAGTCGGAGTGCCTCATCCTTGATTTTCTCTACCAGGCCCAGAGCAAGCTAGTGTGTCGGCCCGCGCATCTCATCTCAAAGACTGACGAAGAGGCCAAGTCTATCACGAAGCTGTCAGAGGAGAAAGCTTTCGCGGTGCCTGGCGACGTCGCGATGTCGCTGCCCATGGATTTGCAGGCGCTAGCCTCTGACGTCACGCATCAACGCGAGGAAGCCCTGCGCAAAAAGCTCGACGCCCAGAAGAACAAAAAAGCAAAGGTCATCAGCGCCGAACAATTCGCGATGGAACACGGGTCCCTGGCACTGGCGGAATACGAGCCCGTGATGAAATGGGAGTCGGATAAAATGTCCGACAAACAGGCCAAGTATTTACAACGCACAGGCATCGATCTCGACACCGTGAAGGGCAAGGGCCATGCATCGAAGTTGCTCGACATCGTCTTCAAGGAAATGCCGTTGAGGTTGGCGAGCCCGGCAACCGTGGCATCGATGCAACGGTCATCGTTCACCCGAGCCGTAGCGGAGTCCGTCGGCATCACGAGTTTCGATCACGTCACGCAGAAGCAGGCCGGGGAATACTTCAGGGCGTTGAAAGGAAGCAAGGAGCAGTTGGTATGAATCAGATCGATCTTGGCACGGTAAAGATTCCCGTCGCTGAATTCGCCGGGCAGGGCAATGCGATCCTCGGCATCCGCGACAGCGGGAAATCCTACACGGCGACCTATTGCGCGGAGCGATTACTGGACGCCGGTATCCCGTTCGTCGCCTTCGATCCGATCGGAGTCTGGCGTTACCTGAAGGTGCCGGGCAAAGGTAAGGGTTACAAGATCGTCGTCGCCGGTGAGAATGCCGACCTGCCGCTGACACCCGACAGTGCCGCAGAGATCGTCCGCTCCGCAATGCGCGAGAATATCCCACTGGTGCTCGATCTTTATTCAATGAAGCTGAGTAAGGCCGACTGGAAAAAGATCGTTGAAACCTCGCTTCGGCTTCTCCTCTATGAAAATAAACAGTGCGGCCTGCGTCACGTATTTATTGAAGAGGCTGCGGAATTCTGCCCGCAGCGTGTCGGACCCGACCAAGGCCGCGTCTACGCCGAGATCGAAAAGCTGGCACGCATGGGCGGCAACGCGAGTCTCGGCTACACGCTGATCAATCAGCGCGGCGAAGAGGTCAACAAGGCTGTGTTGGAATTGTGCGACTGCCTTTTCCTGCATCGGCAGAAAGGTCGTAACTCACTGACCGCACTCGGCAAATGGCTGGACTTCGCTGATGCCACCAAGAGCAAAGAGGTGATTAAAAGCCTGCCGATGCTGCCTCAGGGCAAGCTCTGGGTCTGGTCGCAGGGCTCCGATGAACCTCGCGAGGCCACTGTGCCGGAAAAGAACAGCCTCCATCCAGACCGCAGGCATCCCGAGAAAGCTAAGGGCGCCGTTGCGCTCGACGTGACTGCCTTCGTTGAGAAGATGAAGGGCTCACTCGACAGGCATATTGCAATCGCGAAAGAGAATGACCCCGCGTTGCTGAAGAAGCGCATCAACGAACTCGAACGACAGTTGAAGTCACAGACACCGACCATCCAATTCAAAGAGGTTTCGATTCTAACGGTCGATGACCGGCAGTTGATAAATGAGGCCGTGCGTTTGTGTGAAGATGCTCGGAATGCCTGCGGACTTGAATTGGACAATGTGTGCAGAATAGGCGTTGAGTTGATGAGGATTAAAGAAAAGATTCCGGCACCGCTCCAACAGCCGCGGCAGGTTATGGGTTCCACTTCGTTTCCCGAGGTTGACCGCGCGACGGCCGTCCGCCGACGGGTGCCGGAGTCTTCCAATGGCGATTCATCGCTGGGCCGCTGCGAGCGCGCGATCTTGACCGCGCTGGCGCAATACCCCGACGGTCGCACGACTACCCAAGTCGCAATACTGACCGGCTATTCGGTCGGTAGCGGCGGGTTTAATAACTCACTCAGCAAGTTACGGAGTGCCGGTTTTATCACTCGCGGGCAGGTCGTGCAGATCAGTGACAGCGGGCTGACGGCGCTGGGAGCGTTCGAGCCGTTGCCGACTGGTAAAGAGCTCGCCTTGCATTGGCTGAACAGATTAGCCAAATGCGAGTCAGCGATCCTCGGCGCGCTGATTGAAGTGCACCCGCACGGCTTGACCTCTGAAGCAGTTGCCGAGCGCACGGGTTACCATGCATCCAGTGGCGGCTTCAATAATTCACTATCGCGCCTTCGCACACTGGAACTGATTACGCGCGGCCAGCCGATGAAAGCTTCAGAGGACTTCTTCCAATGAACACCAACAACCCTAATCCTGCGGTGATGCCGTTGAGTGAGGAGAAGTTGCTTGAAGCGTATAGGCTCGCGTTGGCAGCCAACGGCGGAGACGAGTTCTGGAAAATATCGTTGTGCGGCTGTGACTATGAAACCAATCAGGTGCCGTGTAGATACTGCGCGATCCACGTAGGCTTGACGAAGCTCAAGCAGGCACTCGACCGGGAGCGTGAGTTGCGACAGGAGGCGGAAGGAGCAAACAAAGTCGCCAACGCGATCATAGGAGATCAGGCGAACAAGAACGATGAGTTGGTTCGTTCTCTCAACCAACAACTCCACTCCGCGCAGCTATCAGCGGAGGGGATGAAGACGGTGTTGGAGTCGCTTCTTAAAAAGTTGGAAATAGTTCACGCCAATCCGGCGTATCAAGCCGTTTGGATTCTAAGCCAAAATCATTCCGGCCCTTACACCGGGCCTTCTTATGACGAAGAAATGATGAACGCGCACGAAGCCCTCTCCTCCACCCCCGCACCGGATCAGTTCGTGGAAAAGGTTGGAAGATGCACGTGTGAAATTTCAAGGGGGGTAACCAATCTTTGGTTTTGGGAAGTGTTTCCACTGAAGGGTGGTGGCCACACCTCGTTCGGACTTCACCGTTGCGATAACTGCGGGAAAGTCTCCGGGTTTCCTGATTCCAATTTGGACATTGCCCTTGAGTGCGGAACCGAAGAGGCCAAAGCAGCCCTCGCCGCGCAGTTGAACATAAAGGAGGAAGAGAAATGTTCAGCCTAAAGGAAAAGCAGTTCATCGCGGCTGAACTGGAAAAGATACTTCTATCTTTGCACCATCCAGAAATGCCGACTCTGAACCCGTCATTTAGCCTTCACGTTGACGGCAAAGAACCGTGGAGTTGGGCCGACATTAAACCCAACTGGACTTTCAATGACGCGAACCCGCCCGCCGTGAATCCGTTCAACGAAGCGGCGCGAGATATTTTGAAGGGGAAAGCATGAGTAAAGCGTTTTGTCTTCCGGATATGTCAGGCGTTCTTTACAGGACGGGGCTTGAGAATCGTGATTACGACGAAGCGATCGAGGCTATGCGAGACGCAAAGAAGCAACGCGGCAAAGAAGGTTTCGGCTGCACGATCTGTCACGATACTGGCCACACAGCTGAACAATGTCACCATAACCCGCTTGTGATGGCCAGACGCGCTGTTCAATCAACGCGCACATGGCGGTGTTTCCATTGCGGGGAAGTCTTCACTGATCCGGTTAAGGCGGAGGAGCATTTTGGGTTTAGTAGAGCCGGAAGCAAACCCAAGTGTTTTAATAACCGTCCAAAGAAGAGGAGGATGAATCATGTTCGCAATAATGCTTAGAGTTGGTAGATGGAAACTGACCACCAAGGGATTATTCAGGTGGCGGCAACACAGGTCGCGAGGCCCAAAGAAAAACGCTCAGGGAGGAACGGATAAATCACTGACAGGTTCATCCATGGGAGCATGGTTCGATTGGGATCCCATTAGCAAAGGCGATTATCCCTTAGCGACACGTAACAAACTATGACATAATAGCGGGATGAAATATCTACTTCAATACTCTGGCGGAGTTTGCAGCGCATGGGCTGGCGTCCGCGCTATTGAGCAATACGGCGTTGAAAACGTTGATTGGCTCTTTGCTGACGTTCTCATGGAAGACAAAGACCTGCACCGATTCAATGGCGATATTGAGCGCGTGCTTGGCGTCAAAATCACGCGGCTCTGCGAGGGGCGTAATCCGTGGCAGGTATTCCGAGACGAGCACATGATTGGCAATTCGCGGGCGGATATGTGCTCTCGAATCCTAAAGCGGGAGCTTCTCAGAAAGCACATTTTCGGCAACTACATGCCTCTGGATTCCACCATTCTATTCGGTATGGATTTCAGCGAAGCGAACCGGCTGGAAAACATGGCTGGCATCTATGCTCCGTTTGCTGTGGCCGCGCCGATGTTGGCCGCGCCGTTGTGGGACAAGTGCAAGATGCAGTCGGAAATCAAATCCCGGTTCGGGATTGAGCCGCCTCAACTCTACAAGGAGGGATTCCCGCACAACAACTGTGGAGGGTTCTGCGTTAAGGCAGGCCAGGCGCATTTCGCGCACCTGCTGAAAGTGCGCCCGGAAACCTACGCCTACCACGAAGCCGAAGAACAGGCGATGCGTGAGTTTTTAGGCAAAGACGTTGCGATACTACGCGACCGGCGGGGCGGGACGGTCAAGCCGCTTACGCTGCTGGCGTTTCGCGACCGCGTAGCAACTGGCGAGTTTGATAAAAACGAATGGGGCGGATGCGGCTGTGCAACATCTTGAATCTATGAACGATTTACCATTGAACAAATACCCTGATGAACCACACCCAAACGATCAATTTGCTTGGAAAGCGTGGTGGGTTAAAAAGTGTTTCCAGCCAAAGCAACCACTAACGCAAGGTGCGCTCAGGTGGATTCATGATTGCTGGCAAAACACAATGGCAAGGTGGAATATCGCACCATGAAAACCAACAAATCACGATTCTTCAAGCTGCTTCGGAAAGCAAGTCGCCCGTCCGGCCAGCCATCAACTCAAACATCGAAGAAGTCTCGCCGACGTAGCGGTTCGAGTAGCGGAAAGCGAACTCGTTCACGTAAGCCTGCAAATACTTCGGACTGACATGATGATGCGTGCCGTCAATAGACCGTTTCAGTTGCGACCAGAAACCTTCAATGGTGTTGGTGTGACACCGGGCGCGAACGTATTCCTTGCGGGCATGGTTGACGGCTTCGTGACTGAATCCAAGCGGCTTGACGTAGTTGTAGTGATGCGCTTCGTCAGTGTGGATCGTCGCGCCCGGTTCAACCGTCTCGCGGATATGGGCAATGACGTTGGCGGTATTGACCGCGCCAACAACCTTCGCTTGGACACCGCCCCGTCGATTCGCCACGCCAACCACGGCAGTCTTGCCAGCCGCGCCACGGCCACGCTTGCCGGGCCGTTTTCCGCCAACGTAGGTTTCGTCCGCTTCACAGACGCCAGCGAACTTAACAGGCCCGTCCTCCATCAGCTTGCGGATTTCATGAGCCATGCGCCACGCGGTCTTGTAAGTCACGCCAAGCTGCCTTTGCAGTTCAGTAGCGGCCACTCCGTTGCGGCTGGTGGACATGAGGAAAATGGCAAAGAACCACGACACCAGCGAAGTCGTGGACTTGTGAAAGATCGTGCCAGCCGTTGGGTAAACCTGAAAGCCGCACCACGAACAGGAATAGGAGCGGCGTTTCTCAATTGCATAAAAGCAATCCTTCTTCCCGCACTCATCGCACTTGCCGCCGTTCGGCCAGCGCGTAGCAAACAAAAAGTCCAAGCAAGCCCTGTTATCGGGGAACTGGTGTTGGAAGTCCTTTAACGTGTAACTCATGCAAAAACTGTATCAAAATGATTACCTGTCGTCAAGGGATAATCGCGCAAACCAACTGTATCGCTTCATCGTCGGGCCGAACTGCAAACGCTGTCAAGAGATGGCGAAGAACGCCGCAACTCCAGACGGCACCCACCACCCCCACGCCGACGACCTGTGCGCCACTTGCTCTCACCCCGCGCATCATCATGTGCCTGTCTGCTACGCCAAGGGGTGCAGGTGTGAACGGTTTGAAGCCATAAAATGATCTCCCCATCCCAATTCGAAGCCATGCAGGCCCGATGCAACGCGAATCGCCAGACGAGCGAAGGCGACCAGGAACTGGCACGCGAAGCTCGCCAGCCTGAGGTGAAGTTGCATGAGAAGATCATCGCGCATTGCGAGTCTCAATGGCCGCGCTGGAAGTTCATTCACGCGCGCACGGATCGACGTTCGACTATTGCCGTCGGCTGTCAGGACTTCACGATCTTCATGCCCGGCGGAGTGCTCTGTGTGGAATGCAAAAAGGTCGGTGCAGAAAGAAAGGACAATCCCAGTGAATTGTAAGTGCGGTAAAATAATGAACTCGAAATCCGATCGACTTCAACGCGGGTGGAAGCGGTTGGAGGAAGATGTTGTGTGCCCTGACTGTTGGGCATCCGGTTTTGTTTTGAGGAGCATCACATTCCCGATTGTTGGCCCGCTCGATTCCAGTGATTGGCCAGCCTTACGCGATGCGCTGGCTAAGGCCTGGGGTGATTCCACGCGGCTCGCGAATTGGTTGATGACCGAGCAATCCAAGTCCGATCGCGTGCGCCTGCCGACAGATGAAAAACTATGGAAGGCACCAAACCCGTATCAATATCCGCACGCCAGAAATGTTTGCCCGACGATGGCGAGCCAATCCGTCGTGGCTCTCTGCAATCAGGTCCAGCGGAAATATAACGCAATGCGGATTGAGGTTGTGTGGCGCGGCTCAGCATCACTGCCGAGCTTTCGTTATCCAGTTCCATATCCACTCCCGGCGCAATCATGGTCCGCTCGTTGGCTGTCGGAGACTGAGAAGGTTCCGGTTATCAGCGTCCCTATTTCCGGGACACGCTTTGACTTGCGATTGCGTGGCAGCGCTGAATTTTCGCGGCAACTAAAAGCTTTCGACGCGCTGACTACCGGAAAAGCTGTGAAATGTGAGATGGCCATTTACCGAAAGAGCGTGAGTGAATCGCGCCATCGTAACGGAGACGGCCCGCATTCCTGTGTCATGGTTAAGCTGGTCATGTGGTTGCCCGCTGAAACAAAAAAGAGTGGCGATAAGGTTTTGGTATTGCGGCGCCCAGCAGATTCTTTTTGGCGTGCTGAAATACCCAATCGCGATCCCTGGCTGCTTCACTGCGACCATCTTAAGTCATGGATTATCGGGCACGAAAAGCGACTGCAACGCTTTGGAGATGACACGAAATTTGAAAAGCGTTGGCCCGCAACGATTCGAGAGAACATGAATACCCGGCGTGAAGAGGTTGTGCGGCGTCAACACAATCGGCTCGATTCGTTTTCACACAACGCGACGAAGATGCTGGCGGCATTTGCCAGTAGGCAGGGCGTAGCCAAAGTGGTTTATGAAAATATTGACGGCGGGTATCTGCCGTCTTTCCCGTGGTTCAAATTATGCGAATTACTGAAATATAAACTTTGCGAGCGCGGCATTGCGCTCGAAATCATCGAAGGCGCTCGCGAATGATGAGCGACAACAATTTACGGCCACCGATAGGCCGAGCGCGATCCGGCCCCACATGCTTGCCGTGTGGAGGCTCTCGCGAAACGCTGATAAAGCAGCGGGGATATAGGCACTTGTGCCGCAGCCCCCGCAGTCACCAAGCAGAACTGTGGAGACTTCGGGGGTTAGTTTTTTCGCAGCGGTTGCTTTGGTCGGCGCCCGCAGTCACCAAGCAGAACTGTGAGCGCAGCATAAAAAGTAAACAACGAACTCATGAGGTGAAAACGACGACGAGCTGAACCACGGACGGTTGAACCATTACAAGTGCCCTTAATCGACGACAATTTAATTGATTCACTTCGAAGTGCGGACGGCAAGTTCTCGCACTTCGCCCTGTTTTTGCTCGGGGTCATTCCCAGCAATCACGGCCCTGAGCTGCCTGATGAGAGCCAGTGGCGGCCGAAGTTGAATCCGAAGATTTCAACGCGGCATCTGATTGCGATCAAGGCGCAGGTCAGGTGGATGAAGAGGGGAACAAAGAAAGCCGTTACGAGAATTCCCGTAACGCGAATTAGGCCCGCCCTCAAAGCCCTTCGCCGTCTGCGCCGAAAAATCAACACCAAATTCAAAGCCATTCTCGCCATGGTGGATAAGGAGATTGCCTCGTGTGGATAATCCCAAAGCCATTACAGCAGTTGAGTGGTGTTTTGGCTACGGAGGGAATCATCTCGGACTCCGCAGAGTTCTGCCAGGCCTGCGCGTCATCGCTGCTTGTGAGATCGAAGGTTACGCAGTCGCGAATCTGGTCTCAAAAATTGAAGGCGGGCGGCTTTGTGAATTTCCTGTTTGGTCGGACGTTAAAACCTTCCCATGCGAACTCTTTCGAGACCTGGTTGATATCTTTATCGCGAGCTATCCTTGCCAGCCGTTCAGTTCTGCCGGCAGACGAGGCGGTGCCGACGACCCGCGACATCTGTGGCCCTTTGTGCGGCGGGCAATTGAGATTATTCGACCCCGATACGTCTTCCTTGAAAATGTGGAAGGCCACGTCAGCCTCGGACTGCGTGAAGTCCTTACCGAATTGGCTTTGCTCGGATACCGAGTGGAGAACAGCCGTGGCGAACCAACGTGGGGAATATTCTCGGCGGCTGAAGTTGGTGCGCCCCAGAATCGCAAAAGGGTCTTCATCGTCGCCAAAAGACAGGATGCAGAAGGATGCCTGGACGACGCCTTGCGCGAACTGGCTGAACGGTTCAACTCGGGAAGATTTCTGGCCGTCGCTGGTGGAGCAGGTGAATTGGCCGACTCCGGACCTGGCGCCGATGGCACCGAACACCGGCAGCAACAAGGTCAACACCCCGAAGAGCTTCAAGGATGCACTGGACTGGAGAACGCCGGGAGCGATGAGCGAGAATCAGGCCCGAGGGCTCGGCTCTCATCCAGACAAACGGAAGGAGCAGGGTCGACAGATCAACCTCACAGATCAGATGGTGCAGTTCGGGAATTGGAAGACCCCGAAAGCCGACGAGCGGGGGCAGTATCAACGCGACCGCGGCACGAGGGGTCTGGAACGTCCGAACCTGACGGGTCAGGCGAAGGAGTTGGCCAGGCCAACTCCTCGATCGAGCGACTCCGAGAATCGCACAACAAGGAACACACCTTCTCACGGGAAGACCCACGGGAAGACATTGGCGGGCGAAGCGGCGTCGGCCAGGCCGACGCCTCGGAACCGGGATTGGAAGGGCGAAGGTCACCCCAATTGCCTGCCGAACGTCGTCCATGGTTCTGGCCCGACTTCGTCGCCAGACCCGGAGAACAGCAACACGAGTGGGAACCGCCAAGAGTCATCAAAACTGAACGCGGATTGGGTGGAGGCGTTAATGGACGTGCCTCCAATGTGGACCGATTGCGGTTGCTCGGCAACGGCGTCTATCCCGCTACGGCCGCCCTCGCATTTGTGACGCTATTCGAACGATTGCACAAATGAACAACGGACACAAACGTCAGTCAGGAGATCGGTTGCCGCCGCATGCCATGGAATGCGAGCAAGGCGTATTAGGCTGTATGCTGCTGGCCCCCGCGGTCAGCATCCCGTTGATCCGTGAGAAGCTCGTCCGCCAAGCCTTCTACGATGTCCGCCATCAGATCATTTTCCCGGCGCTCCTCAAGCTCTACGACGATCTTCAGGGCGTTGACGTCATCACGTTGCAGCGCGCGCTCAGGGACGCCGGGAAGCTTGACGACGCCGGCGGGCTTGAATACCTGGCCTCGCTGGAATCCTTGGTTCCGTCGACTTCGAACCTTTCCTACTACGTGGCGACCGTTGCCGAGAAGCATCGCCTGCGGTCAATCGTTCAGACCTGCGTCGACGTCGTCGGCAGGGTCTACGATTACCATGGCCCTATCGAGGACCTGCTGTTCTCCGTGCACTCGGATCTGGCGAAGTTGATTGATGATCCCCAGGCCTCAGGCATCAGCGAGGCCACCGGCTGGCAAGAGCTTCTGGATTTCGACACCGAACACGATATGAACAACATCATTGGAGTAAAAGACGGTAAGACCACGCGTTACCTGTGCCGCGGGCACGGCGCCTGGCTGATCGGACCCTCAGGAGTCGGCAAGTCATCGTTGATGCTGCAGCTCGGCATCAGCTTCGCCGCCGGCCGCGACGCCTGGGGTGTTGCCCCAATGCGGCCGCTTAGGGTCCTGATCGTCCAGGCTGAGAATGACAAAGGTGACATCGCGGAAATGGCCAAAGGAATTGAGTCCGGACTAAAGCTGGGACCTTTCGACAAGGCCTCCGAACTCGTCGCTCAGAACGTTAAAGTCCTGTCAGTCTCCGGATTGATCGGTCAGCGGTTCTGCCAGTGGTTGCGTAAAGAGATCATCGCCTTCCGGGCTGAGGTTGTTTTGGTTGATCCTCTCCTTTCCTTCGCCGGGATTAACGTCGGCATGAATGATCAGGCGACATTGTTCTGCCGGGTCTGGCTGGATCCGGTGCTCAGGGAGACCGGTGCCGTGCTGATCTCCGCGCATCACACCGGCAAGCCCGTGCGCAGCGATCACCGTGGGCCAGCGCCGACGATCTACGACCAGGCTTATGCGGGCCTCGGCGCCTCTGAACTCGTGAACTGGGCCCGGGCGATCATGATCCTACAGCCCGTCGGCGACACCGCGTTCAAACTCGTGCTGTCCAAACGCGGCAAGCGCGCCTGGGCGCAGCATCCCAATGGCGAATTCACGCAGACGCTCTGGCTCCGGCATGCGGTTAACGGCGCCATCTTCTGGGAGCAGATCGAGCCACCGGTTGAGGCTGAGAAACCTGCCAATGAGCCCGAGAAGCTGAGGGAGCCCAAAGTCTCAAAACCTGTGAGGATCGCCACCATGAACCTGCATGACTTCATCAGCGCCATCCCAGCCGACGGCGAGGGCCTGCGGGCAATCACACGCCGATTGGGTAATTGGCTGGCCTCAGATAAATCCCCCAAGGTGACAGACGCATCCGAGGGCACGCTGCGTGCCGCCGTAGCGAAGATGGTAGAGAACCGCAAGCTGGCCAAGGCAGACGATCTCTATAGGAGGGGGCCGAATGCCTAATCTCTATACAGTGTGCAAGTGTGCAAGTGTGCAAACATATATATATTTGCACACCTTGCACAGTGGGTGTGCAAGTGTGCAAAACATCATCATTTGCACATTTGCACGCGGTGTGCAAAAAGGGTGTGCAAAATACCCCTCTCTAAAGAGAGAGGGGATATATTTTTGCACACTACCTTTGTGCTTCGCTCTCCTAAGTGTGCAAGTTGCACGGTTTGCACACCTCAAAATCTTACAAGGAATCTTTTGCCTATCTCGGAAGAGCAAGGTAGTCCGACATTGCAGTGGAAACCTATGAGACCCAAAAAACCTAAAAACCACCTGAAACGGGTCTTGAAGCCGATCGGAAGGCCGCGGAAGACGTTGGACCTGCCGATTTACGATTCCATCGGCCAATGTGCGGCATCGACAGGAATCCCAAGGGCGGTGCTGAAGGGCGCCAAACGAGATGGCTGTCTGGCGTTTCGGTCGAACCGGGTTTACCTCGCGGACTTCCTCGGCTGGTTTTTTAAAAAAATGTTCAACTCGACGGAGCCCCCGCCGGGATGTTCAACCTGGTCGGATGCATTGAACCAGGAACGGGCGATCGCGGAGCGCGAGGCCCGGGAGCGACGAGCAGGAAGGTTGATGGAGACCGCGGAGGCCAAGAGCCAGGCTAAGGCCGCGGTTCACTTCGTCTTCGCCAGCTACGACCGCATGCGGCGCGAGCTGCCGCCGTTACTGAAGGGATGCAGCGAGGTGGAGATCGCGACGACCCTGGACAAACAGTTCGAGACTGAACGTAAAAACTCGGAATTGAAATTCAATGAAGTCGGAACCACAAAAACCACCTAACATTTTCGACGGCGCCACACCTGAACCGCCGCCGACGGACATCATCGACTGGCTTGAGGCGAAGTATCGCTGCGTCGGATCCGTGCGCTCGGAGCAATTCGACCGGAACACGACGCCGTGGAACGTGCCGATCATCCGTTGGCAGTTCGATCGGGTGACCCAGATCACGACTTACGTGAAGCCCGTGCAATGCGGCGGCTCGGAGGCCGGCGCGGCGACGGTCTGCGGCTGGTCGAAATGGGGCAGTGGGCTGATCCAGTTCAACTGGGAGAATGACAAACCGAAGGCTGAGGATAAATGGCGTGAACACATCCTGCCGCGGCTCGAGGCCTGCGGCGACCTGGACTGGCGCGGCGGCAGGTTCGATGCGGTAACCTGTCGTGCGGAGTTCCTGCGGACCGTCGTCAGATGTCAGGGTGTGTTCAGGCCGACGCGGCTGGATTCAGACTCGGTGCCGCGGCAGATCAACGAAGAGGTGCACGCGTGGCCAGCTGGGCATCTCGCGAAGGCCCGCGGGCGCCAGACCGCGGTCTGGAATCCCAAGGCACTCGACATCTCGAACGCCGGCATGGCCCGCCCGGAGAACCAGAAGCCGGATGGCACCGGGAGTTTCCAGCTTCACGACGCCTTCCTTGAAGGCACGCAACAGCATTGGGAAGTCAAATGCCCGGGCTGCGGGCTCTACCACGCGATGCGAACTCGATGGCAGGATGACCGCCCGGACCTCGGCGGCCTGCGCTACGATTCAGAGAAATGTCGGCGGCCAGATGGATCATTCGATTACAACCGGCTGGCCGGCACGCTTCGCTTTCAGATGCCCTGCGGCTACATCGTTCACGACGACGTCCGTGAGCGTCGGGCGCTGTCGCTGTCGGGCGACTACAGCGAGCCGCAGAACCCCGGCGCGCAGTTGATCCATCGCAGCGCAACCCTCGAGGCGGTCTCGGTGGACTTCATTTCATGGATAAAACTGGTTCAGGAAAAGCACACAGCCTTGCGGGCGTTGAAGGCCGGGGATGACGAGCCCTGGCGCCGGTATCTGACTGAACGTGAGTGCCAGTTTTATTCCGAGGACAGCCGCCCGTTTCAGGGTCAGATCATCCTGAACCAGACCATGCGTAAGAGTCGCGAAGGCCTGAAGGACCGCGCGGCGCGCTTCTGGTGGGCTGACAAGCAGCGCGGCTACGTGCACAAGGGCGAGATGACGCATTACTGGCTGGTAATCCGCGACGTCATGGCCAATGGCGACTCTCAACTCGTGTTCGAAGGACTGGTGCAAACCGATTCAGACCTGATCGCCAGGCTTGATGAATTCAAGTGCGAGCGCACGGCCGGCGGCGTCGATGCGACTTGGGATCGTAACAACGTCCTGCAGTTCTGCTACCGCAACGGCTGCCATGCGTTGACCGTCAGCGCGCAGAAGGAATATTTTTTCCACAAAAAAGAAAAGGTGCAGCGCATCTGGAGCGAACCCGAGGGATTGCATCGTCTCATCGGCCAGAACCCGAAACAGAACTACGTGATGCAGGTGAATCCCGATCGCTCGGTTGAATACGTGCCGCATCGGCTCGAACCCAGGCACTGGTCGATTCACAATCTCGGCGCCATGAAGCTCCTGTTTTTTCTTCGCGACCATAAGCGCGTCGTCGAGCGCAACAACGGCGGCAAGGCCGAGGACGGAAGTTACATCGTCTTCGACGTGCCCGCTGACGTCAGCGAGGAATACAAGCATCACGCCGAGTCCTGGGAATGTTCGATCAAACCGATCGGCAGATCGAAGCAGCGCGTTGAGGTCTTCGAACAGAAGCGCCAGGCCGATCACATGCTCAAGTGTGAGTCTTACATCGCGGTGCTGATCGCGATGAGTGGGATCCTCGGCGGTCGATTGACACAACTCGGCGTCACCGATGCGATCATCGGTGGCGACGGAAACACAAAGGAAAAAAAATGAACGTCTCCTACAATACGCACGGATTGAAAATACCATCGACCCAGACAACGCTTTCGGATTTCGACGGAAAGAAAATCCTTCTGTCCGCATCAATGCTGGAACGCCCACTAATTCACATCAAGACAGGCGACGAGAGTGTAACGGTAGATGCTCGCGCTTTGATTCACGCCATTCTTTCCGTCCACCCCGAACTATTCAAAGAACCAAAGGAACAAAAATGAACCTCATCGAATTCCCGGAACAAACTGTCGTCATCGCCAAAGATCACCCCGAGTATCAACCGCTGCCCGCGCATCAGGTGCCCAATTCTCAGCAAGGTGAAATCATCTGTTGCTGGCGGCTCACATGGCGGGAACGGTTCCGATTACTCTTCACCGGCAAAGTATGGCACTCGATCTGGACGTTCAACCAGCCATTGCAGCCGCAACTGCTCTCGAGTGACAAACCTCAGATGGCCACGCCGACGGAAGTCAAAGCCGCGGAGGATTCAGCACAGATGGCGCGCCGCAACGTCGTCAAGGAATGGGAAGACGCGATGATCCGAAAATACGGTCTCGAGGCCGACGAAAAGAAAAGGCAACTTGATCGTTCCGGGGTTCCGATGAACGACCTGCGGCGGATATTCGTTTTTGAGCGCAAGGACTTCGAAGCCGCGCGACGGCTTGGCGTGAAATTCTTTTTCGGTTTGAGAATTAAATGCTGATGGGAACCTCAAAACATCTCGTCACCCGCAAAGACATCGCCGCGATGATCGACGGCGACGTGACTTCAGAGCAGGTCCGCAAAAATGAAAAGCGGTGGGGGTTGGACAAAGCCCGAAAGGATTTGAACTCGCGTTGCGTCCGGTATCGGCGCATAATGGCGATCGTGATTCTCCGAGCGAAAGGATTTATTGAATGAACGACGCCAAAACATTCGGGGTTGTTTACGTCAACCTTACGCAAGCTGAATGGGATACCTTTAGGCACGATCCCCGGATAAACGTCGCAGCAGGACCGAAGATATGGCGCGACGTATTGCTGGAGCTGTTCAATGTCGCCGTGGGAGAGAACGCGGTAGAGGTCAGAATTGTTCAGAGTCCCGAAAGGAGAATCGAATGAAAGCATCCCTCGATCTTCCAAGCGTTCTGATCATCCGCTGAGTCCAGCAGGGCGAAACTCGCCACAACTTCCGCAACTCGCCACAACTTCCGCTTCTTCCACTTCTCTTTTTCGTAACGAACACCTCACGGTGGATGCGTGGCGACACGCTTCATCGCGTTATCAACCGACGACCTGCGTTCCATGTTGGAACGTGCGTGGGATGCGTGCCCAGCCGAGACTCCATTTTTTGATTATTTAAAATCGCTCGAGGTCGAGGCTGCTGAGATCGCGCGCGACAACGTTCAAAACTCTTCTTCCAATGGTCATTCATCGGGCGCCTTCATGCCCGGCGAGAATAAGCCGACGGAAACCGAAGAGGTTCGCGGTTACCGCAGGCTGATTGATGAATTCCGAAAGAACCGTTCTTACCTTCGCTACTGTTCGAAATACGGCTTCGACGCTTTCTCGGTAAAACAGAACGGACAATTCCCAAGCCCTCCGGCTGCGCTCGCTGCTGACCTCCGGGTAATCGTCGACGACGACGCCAACTGGGAATTGCTTTGCGAGCAGTTCGACCTCGCGACCGGAGATGTTGTCGGCGTGGTAGTCGGCGACGAGGCCGTATTCCTCTGGATCATGGACAATCTGTTCCCGGTCACCGAGGGCCGCAGTGATTACAGTCAGTTGCTCACCATCGCCGGAGGTGTTGAGTGAAGGTCAAGGTTCCACTTTCACTCCGAATGTCTGCGGTGGTGAGCACACTGTTGAGCGGCACGCGTCTTGGCGCGGCCTTCGATCAGTTCGTTCTCAATCGCTACGAAGCCGCGCTGCCGTCGCCCGGACGGCCGTTCATTCCCGGCTTCGCGCAGGACGCGCGCTTCGACGCCACGGCGTTCACGCGATGGGAGCTCGCGCGCAAGGTCCGTTACTACTTTCGCAATACCTGGCTGCTTCCCCGGCTCGCCGAAGAGGACGTCAAATACACTTGCGGACCTCACGGGCTCAGCGTCACGCCAGCGTCTTCGGATTCGGAATGGAACAAGCGGATGGATGAAGCCTTTCAGGAATGGTGCGAGTCACCGTTCCGCGATTCCAGCATTCCCATGTCTCAAGGTCATCGCTTGCTCTGGAAGGAGGCGCACATGGACGGCGAGGTCTTCGCGAGTTGCACCAGGCTCAAAATGCGCGGCGAACAATCGAAGCCCGCGATCGAGTTGATTGAAAGCCATCGTTGCTCGTCTCCCGATCTCTTCGGCATCGGCAGTGAGATGATTGTCGACGGCGTGCAACTGGGGCTCGACGCCAACGGCATCGCGATCGGCAGGCCCGCCGGTTATCACATTCGCGACGGGGTCGAGGGTGACACCTTCCGTCTGGTGCCGGCGTTCAACAATCAACGGCCATCGTCTGGCGGCGTCATCCACATTTACGATCCGGAACGCATCGGCATGTATCGCGCGGTCACCGGTTACGCTTCGATCCTCAACCAGACCGCCGACCTCGAGCTGCTCGCCGGCCTGGAGATGTCGCGTGCGAAGGCGAATGCTGAAGACGCCAAGATTTTCGAAAGTTGGAACGGCGAACTTCCGCCCCATATGCAGGGCACGGGGTCAGGATCCTTCCTTCCGGTAAGCGGTCAGCCTGCAATTCCCGGGACCACAGTGGATAAGGAGCTAGAGAAGCGGGTTTCGCAGATGCGCACGATTTTGGGCTCTCGGATTGTCGCGGTGCGGCCCGGGGAAAAGATGAATTACCCAGAGAATCCCTCGCCGTCCGCCGCCCAGCAATGGCTCTGGAAGCTCGTCATCGCCCAGATTTGCACGGCGCGCAGCATTCCGATGATGCTCGTGTTGCCGGAATCCATTCAGGGAACCGTTGGCCGCGCGGTCCTGGACGATGCTCACCTCTCTTTCCTCGCGAAGTTCAGCATCATGAGCCGGGTTGCCCGGCAGTTCTACTGGTTCTTCGCGGATTGGGCTCGCTACAACGTGCCAGGCCTGACTGATGCCCCCGCCGACTGGAAGCGTTGCAAGGTCACGCCGCCGCGTGCCTGCAATGTGGACAAGGGCAAAAACACGGCCGCAAATCTCGCCTCGATCGCCGCCGGAACCCGCACTTACGGAGATGAAGCCGCCGACGATGGCACGACTGCCGAGAGCCGGTTTCGCCGCAAGGCCGTGGAGATTGGATTAGCCAAACAGATTGCCGCTGAGGTCAGCAAAGAAATGGGCGTTGAAGTTCTGCCGGCTGAAATCATCGGCAACATCGCCGACATCGCTCAACGACTCGGACTCGCAAAACAATCCTCTGGTATCGGAGAGCAAGCGGAAGCGATCGCCGAGAAAACAGAGGCGGAGGTGGAGGCATGAACCGCTCAGAAATCATCGTCCGCTTGCGCGCGCGCAATATCGCCTTCAACGAAACCGCGACTGATGCGGAATTGTTTGCGCTCCTGAATCACGGCCCGGTTGTCGCCAAGCAACTGCCATACGCCGGCGGCAAGATCAACATCGTCTTCAATAACGATGCTAAAGAGGAACCCGCTGAGATTCTGATTTACGAAGAGATCGGAAGGGACCCTTGGACCGGAGACGGTGTTACCGCGAAGGATATTCGCGCGGCGTTGAACGAAGTTCCACGCGGTCACGATCTTGACATCCGCATTAATTCCCGGGGCGGCGACGTTGCCGAGGGACTTGCCATCCGCAGCGTGTTTATGGATTGGCCGGGGCGGAAGATCGCGACGAACGACGGCGTCGCGGCTTCGACTGCGAGCTGGTGCGTGCCAGCCGATGAATATCGAGCCCGCAAAGCTTCTCAATTCTTCCTTCACAAAAGCTGGGGGGTATGCGTCGGAAATTCCGACGACATGCGTCAGGCGATCACCTTCCTCGAAACCACCGACGAGCAGATCGCCGAGATTTATTCCGACGCCACCGGCAAGAGCAAAGAGGAAATGATGGCGTTGATGAAGGCTGAAACCCTTCTCACCGGCCAGCAAGCCAAGGACCTCGGGCTCGTTGACACCCTGATCGACGGCGATGCTGTTCACAATTTTTCAGCCACGGAATTCAGCGCGATGAAGCAGAAGCTCGCCGCGTTGAATTCGCTTCGTAATTCCGCCCGTAAGCAGGGCGACAACCAACAACAAGAGGAGAACACAGTGAACCGACAACAGAAAATCACCCTGCTCAACCAGCGGGGTATCCAGGTCGACGCAAATGCGACCGATGCGCAGATCGACAACATGATCGCCAACAGCGATGCCATGCGCGCGCAGAACGCAGTCATCCTGAACAAATGGAATGTGGCGATCCCGCAAAATGCCACCGACGCGCAGATTCTTGCGCTGATCGAGGCCGGAAAACCTACCGCCAGCAACGCAGCTCCAAACATCATCGATCTGCAACAGCAGATCGCCGATCAAAATGCGAAGCTCGCGACATTGACCTCGGCGAATAGCGAGGCTAATCGCCTGCGTGTCACCAACGAGATCGAGCAACTCATCAAAGACGATAAGCTTCAGGCGAACCTGAAGACTGAGGCGATCACCGATTGCATCGCCAATCCCGCCAGGCTCGACAATTTTTACAAAAAGCTGCAGCCGCATCCCGTCGGTGCCGAGCCGTTGAATGCGACACCAAATCTCGAGGTCACCGCTGCGATCAGCGACATCGCGGTGGGATTCGAGCAACACAACGAGATCACGAAGGCCTGGCAGCGTGGAAACGACGTCAAGATGGACTTGATTCGCAATTCCGCTGTCGCCAAAGCGAATTTTTTCCGCAAGTTCGAAAATCGCCTGATTCAGGTGATGAATACAAATACGATTCCCGCTGGCTTGAAGCGGCAGGTCATCCTGCAGGACATCATTCGCGACTTTGTTCGCCGGTTGGCTCCGCTCTCGATGTTCTCAACGGTGTTTCAGAACGTGCCGTTGCAGGGTCTGAACACGGTTGAGGTGCCGTTCTACGATCTCGACACCGGCGCCAGCACGTCGTTTGTCTCCGGCACGGGTTACACGACCATCGGCGACACGGCCACGGACGTCCGCGAAATCACGATCGGCGAAGGCGCGACCAATGGCGACCGGCTTTACCAGGCGCTTTCGGTCAGCTCGCAGGAACTCGTCCGGCAGCCATACCTCAACAATCGTCAGCTCGCGCAATTGAAGGCCGAGAAGCTCGCCTCCGACATCTTCACCGACATCCTCAGCATCGTGACGGCGCTCAATTACGGCGGCGCGGCGAAAACCTCCGTAGCGGATCTCTTCGACTCCGACGACATCGCCGACATGAAGTTGGCGTGCAAACTCTGGCCCGAGCTGGGGCGGTTGCTCATGCTCGACAGCGCCTACGACGCGAACCTGCTCAAGGATCCTGCGTTCAAGCACGCCCTGAACGCCGCCAGTGATTCCGCGATCAAGGAAGGACGGCTATTCCCCCGGGTCATGGGCTTCGACTACAAGGAAATCCCGACGATTCCCGGCAACGGGCAAAATCTGGTCGGATTCGCAGCCTTCAAGTCCGCGATTCTCGTCGCGACCGCACCGGTGCCGCCTGTCGAGGAGGTGCGCAACTCCGGAACGACCTGGGAAATGGTGACAGATCCGCAAACCGGCATCTCGTTCGAATTCCGCGCATTCGGCAACAACGTCACCGATGCCGCGACCAACGTCATTGAGTGCTCGTATGGCTTCGCCAAGGGCAACGGCAACGCCCTGAAGCGCATCGTCAGCGCTTAAGCAATCTGACTCTCAACTCATTCCCGGCTTTCGAAAGAGAGTCGGTTTGAGTTGAGAGAAGAAAGGAACCTCAATGAATCAAACTTTTTTAATCGCACGCGATCGCAAGAGCGGCAAAGACGTGCTTCTGGCCGGCAGCGACGTGCCTTACCGCGAACAAATTGCTTTGTATCGCGAGTTCAACGAGCAAACGCACGAGAGATATTCCAGCGTTGTGCTTCTCGGATTCAATCCGATCAAAAAGCCTCTGCGGTTTCTCACCGGCGCCGAACTTAAAGCCCGACAGGATCAGCATGACGCCCAGGTTGCGGAAGAGGCGCGCCAGCAGGCTGAAGCCGCGAAGAAAGCCAAGGCCAAAGGTGGGAAAAAGTCGAAGGGCAAGCCGAAGGCGGCTGAAGAACCTTCCACGACTGAGCCCGAGGCAGAACAGCCGGAGGAAGGCGGACCTATATCCGAGTAACGCGATCACAATTCAACCAGCAACAATTCAACAAGAGAAAATCAATGAAAGAACAATTCCGACAGATCAAAAAGATGGTGACAGTCGCGGCTGTCATGACGATGGCCGTGGTTTCGCTTCACGCCGGCGATCAAGCGCTGATGATGCTCACCGGCACCAACGTCCTGAACGCTGGCGGGGCTCCGCTGACGAACTTCTACGCGGTGCCGCGCGATGTGACCGGCACTTTCACGAACGGCATCTCGTTGGCGGGCCTGGCGCCGAACGATTACTTCCATTGCGACAAGACAACCGTCTTGAACGTGATGGCCGGCGGGTATTTCGGCAATACCAACGCGACTGTCGACAATAAATTCTTCCGGTTGCTCCGCTCGACAGACCTGTCCCATTGGCAGGATGCCGGCGACTTCGTGATGGTCTCAGTGCCGGCAAGATCAACGAACTGGTATACCGGCACGATGACGATCACAGCGCCTTACACCGGGTATGTGTTGCGTCAAATCGACGGCACGAACATCACGGCGGCGGGCAGCAATACCGGGACGAATCTGTTTATTAACGGCTTCACCCATGACGGCCAATGATGCGCCATGGTCGATCTCGAAGAACGCGGGTTCCGGCGCATGCTGCGGCTCAAGGGTCGCAGTATGCGTAATCTGAGAACCAACGTTCATTTCACGGCAACAGTCAATCACGTCGGTGAATTCAATCTCTCAACTGAACTCAGCGACGACCCGCGCTCGGATGCCGTGATGGAGTTGGTGTTGATCGGCGCGCCCGAGATTCATTCTCAGGATCAGGTTCAGAACGTTAAGACCGGCGAAAAATGGAATGTAGTGAAGCAGAAGTTCGATTGCCCGCACTACGCCAAAAAATACGAGTTGAAACAGATCGTCCCAGGCATCGACACATGATCTCCCAAAGCCGCAAAGGAATCCCCGGGCGAGCCAGCGCGTTCATCGGCGTGCTTGCCTGCCTGTTCGCGCTGGCTTTCTCGGCGGCGGCCTCGCCGGTCACCTTCACGATGACCAATGAGTTCGGGGCGCCGAACACGAACTACATCCGCTTGCAAAAGCTGCAGGCTGAGATTCAGGCCGACGGTTCCTTCGTGACGGCTGGCGTTCCATTCAGGATTTATCCCAATGCCAGCGGCTTCGTGCAAACAAATCTGCCGTCGGGATCCTGGTGGGCATCGAATCAATTCATCGTCTCGCAGTTCGGCATGCCGGGCGGCGGCGGTTCCTCGGCGGGCTTCTTTTTTATCGTGGACAACAGCGGCGAGACCAATCCGTTCACCTACTATCCGCAGTCCGGGCCAAACGTCCTGAACTGGCGCTCAGGCATTCGCGGTATCATCGGCACCAACGGGTTTACCACGCACACGAATAACGGTGTCATCACCCTCGACGGCGCGCTGTTCACACCGACGTCGAATCAGGTCTTCACGTCGTTCGGCTTCTTTCCGTTGTCCGCGTTGGAGGTGACGAATCGGATTGCTGGTGCCGTGCCAACAAATTATTGGAGTTCATCGGCGCTGCTCTGGCTTTCGAACCTCGTGTTCAACGCGCACGCCTACGGGTTGGTGGACACGAACGATCTCCGGCTGGCCACCAATGCGCTGCAGGTCGTCATTGATACCAAGCAGGCCACGCTCGGTTATGTTCCGGCGACAAACAGCAACGCCGGGATCGTGGCCGCGCAGGGTTTCGCCTCGCAGCCGACGAATGTAAACCTGACGGGCTTCAGCCTGCTACAAACCAATCAACTCGCATCAACTAACGTGGCGACGGCGACTGTGACTGGGCTTCTGAGGCCCAGCGATTGGACGAATTTCAACGCGAAGCAAAACATTCTCGCCGTTGGCACAAACATGGTTGCCTACACGAACGCGAACGGCGTGTTGATCATCAATGCCACGGGCAGCGGAAGTGGCAGCGGCCAAAGCGTGGCGCCAGGGACGCTGATGACCGCGACGACAAACGGGACGCTGACGACGGTCAGCGCGGTCGGACAGACCAACGGCTTGCAGGCGACGGCGTTCACGCCGCTGACCGCCTTTCAGCCTTCCGACAGCGATCTCACGAACTGGGCGACCATCGGCACGAATCAATTTTCACGGACGAACGTCGCCAGCGCGAGCGTCACAGGTCCGCTCAGCTCGAATGACTTCCTGAGCTTCAGCACGATTACTAATGCGCTCAAGGCAGGCGCTTACTCGATCGTGCCCAACCCGCAGCCCGCCGACGCCGATCTCACGAACTGGGCGAACTATCCGACGAATGTCTATCTTCCGTCGCAGGCCGGGCGCGGAACAAATACAACGTTCAATCACGTCACCAACATTGGCCGCGTGTGGTTTAACACCGGGGATTTTATCGATCCCAGCGGCGATGTCTCGCTCGGCAATGCGAATGTCGGCATTGATGGCGCCGGAACATTGACAGCCCCGACCATGACGACGGTGGACGGGCAAGGACTTGAAAACTTGGACGCTAGCAATCTCGCGCTGGGGACCGTGGCCGTCGCGCGCCTGCCCTACGTCCCACAGCCAACAAATACCGTGCTGACCGGCTGGACGGCTCACCCCACAAATCTTTACGCGATCTTTGAGCAACTTCTCAAGATCGACACGAACACCGTGGTCTTGACGAATGCCGGGACCGCCGTCGTCATGCAGGGCGGCTACAAGTGGAATGGCGGCATATATTCGAACGAGTTCAACAGCGCTCACTACATCGTCTACGAGCCCCCTTCGTGGATCGTGAAGTCGAATACGACGAGCCTTTACAGCGCGTCAGCGGTCAACGGCAGTTACGTGGCGGTCAACGGCGCGGCCCCAGCCCCGATTGGCATCTTCGGACTGACGATCAATGCTGCGGCTGTTGTGTTTCAGAATTGGGTCAACAGCACAAATCTCGGCGCGCGAATGTCTGCATTGACGAATGGACTCGGAAACGCGGCGTTCATGACAGCCAACAGTCTCACCAACGGATTTGTGACGGCCGGCGTTACGAACGGACTGGCAACCACGAACTACGTCACCGGCCAGGGCTACGTTACCAGCACGGTTACCAACGGGCTGGCTTCGGTTAATTTCACGACGAACCTGAACACGATTTCGAGCAACGCGCTTCAGGCGCAGATCAGCGGCTTCGTCGCCGGGAGCGGGTTCCAGACCAATAACGGCACCGGGACGAATAACATTTTCACCGGGATGACGCTCGGCGGCGACATGAGCGCCAACTCAAAGAATATCCTCGGCGTAAACCTCATGTCCTTTTCTGGTGATGTGTATATCACGAACGCCGATCAGCTTCATGCAAACGTGGTTATTGGCGGAACGCAGAACTCGTTCGGTAATTCATCCTTCCATTTCGGAAGCGTCGTCATCGGTGGAACTCTCAACGTAATCACAAATGACACGAGTTCGATCTCTTACGCGGCCATCCTCGGCGGTTCTCAGAATGTAATTTCGAATTCCTCTGACAACGCGGCCATCGTCGGCGGCTTTCGCAATTCTTTCGGGGATCAGTCTGATTACTCACTCATTTCTGGAGGAACAAACAACGCGATCCGGGCCGCAAGTGCTGCAATCGTTGGCGGCGCTAATAATCGCATATTAGGCGTCGGCAGCGCGAGCAACCCCGACAACGCATACAACGGCATCTTCTCAGGTCGGGGAAACATTCTCTCGAACGCTCAATACTCGTTCATCGGCGGAGGACTTTCAAACGTGGTGATGGCAAGCAACGCTTTTGTCTTGGGCGTGCGCGGGCGCGTGCTTCCAAGTCACGATGGTTCCGTCGTCATCTCTGATAATCGTGGCACCTTCTTCGATACTGCGACGAATCAGCAGGTGATCATTCGCATGGCGAACGGCGTCTCGATTGGGACCAATGATCCAAGCTCGAACGCGATGCTGAAGGTTGCCGGGCCGGTGAGTGCGACCGCGTTCATCGGACCATTGTCGTCGGGGATCACGAACCAATGGAGACTGGACGCCACCAACGCGGCGCGCAGCGTTTTGTCTGATTTCTTCAATGGCCGCTACAACACAAATCAGTTCTTCCTCAGCCACGACAGCTTCACGAATAGCTGGCCGGACTACTCCTCTGCATACGAGGGGCAATGGGACTGGTCGGATGCCGCGGGCGGGTGGATTCCATTCGTGAATGACCCAACACTTGAGCAACTCATCACCAATTGGGGGAACGGAATATATTGGATAACAAACCTAACAAGCGGAGGCGCTCCTTACTACTCACTTGCGACTGAATTCCCATTTACATGGCGGACCAATTCAGACCCAACGGAAATCGAAACCGCTTTAGGCTCCGCACCGACAAACTCCGTTTATGCGGCAGCCGAAGTGTTGGAACTGGTGAAGACCTCTCAGCTTGCACGAGTGAGCTTGTCGCCTTCTGTCCCAACAACCGGGGTGGATATAGTTCCACAACTCGGATTCGAGCAGGATGTTTCATTCACGTCGTCTGAACGCGCCGTAACCAACACGATTAAGATCGCGAAGGAAAACGGAATGTCGCAGTTCTACCGAATCATTCTGCTTAACAATTGGACGGCGTCCACGCGGGATGCAAACGGCAACCTTCAAGCAGACAGTCAGTTCCCAAGCGGCATGGCTTACGTGGCGAATTACATTCATACGAATGGGTTCAAGCTGGGGCTGCAAATCCAGATGTCCGGGAGCGCTGAACTGCAATACCACATGCATCAGGATGCGACCAATATGATCGGCACCTGGGGCGCTGACGCAGTGTTGATCGATTTCAATAGCGGCTCATATCGCAAGACCGACGAGACATACCGCAATCTGGTGGAGCAATTCATTGTTGAGCTTCGGGACGCCTCAAAGATATACCGCCGACCGATACATATTTCGATCTCTGGCGCGCCCGAGGAATTTGAGCCGTGGGTTGCCGCCGCTGGTAATTCATGGACATTCGGCCCCGATGGAAACGCCGACCCCGGCAACCTGACAAACCATGTCGGCATCTTGTCGGAAGCCGTTAGCTATAGCGGACCGGGGCATCACTACAACATGAATTCCCTGTCGCTATTCAGCGGCAATACCAATTTGTTTCTTGGGGCTCTGGCCATGCGGGCAATTGGTCCAAGCCGCATCGTTGTTCACGATACCAACTTCACGGCGTTCTCCTTGATCAGCCTGACGAACGCGAGCTTGCTGGCCATTCATCAGGACAAAGATGGTCGAGCGGGCCGAATCGTTTCTACAAATGGGCTGGCGCAAACATGGTATCGCCAACTTTCCAGCGGCGAACATGCTGTCGCGCTCTGGAACCCGACGACAACCGCCACCGCCGTCACGCTGAATCTAAACGACATCGGACTTCGCACAAACGATGTCGTCAATGTTCACACCGTGTTTTGGGAAACGAATTTCACGGCGACATCAGGCTTCACGGTGACCGTGCCAACGAACACGGCCCTCCTCTACACGATCCGGCAAGCCATCCTGACCAATGACATCGCGCTGAACACTCCGTTTACTAATGGCCCTATCGGGCTGGATATCGCTGAATCCTTCGTGTTGACCTCGGCGACCGATGGATCGGCGACGGTTGCCGCATACATTGATACGGAGAACGATGGCACCTTCGAGCAGACTGGTATCAAAGTCAGCCTTGGCACCAACGTCGTGACGTTCGGCACCTTCCAGCTCTCTTTTTACGTTCCACCTTTTGCTTCAGCGACTCTGACAAATCTCTCAACCAGCACGGCTACGGCAACGGTATCCGGCGGTAGCACACAGAAGAGGCCGCGTAAATGAACCGCCGCGACTCAACAATTGTTTGGCTGTTTTTGTGGGCGGCACTCATTGGCCTTTTCTTCGGCTGCGTGATGACGCCGCGATCCGACAAGGTGATTGCCGAACCGTTCGTTTTCATTCCAGTGACCTCGCCGGTTCCAATGGTCACCGAAGCCTCCTCGCGGGCGAATGCGCTTCCTCCGCCGCAACGGGTCACATTCACGGTGACAAACTATTGTGACGCGCTCTCTGGTGCCGAAGGCTATCAGTTCGGCGTTGGCACACAGACAGGTCAATACACGCGGCTGATTGACGCAGGAACGAACACACGCTGCGGGATCAGCGGACTCGCCATCGCAACTCGCTATTACATCGCGGTGCGCGGTTACAACCGTTATTCGACTTCGCAGTGGTCAGCGGCGCTGGTATGGCCGCGCCAGCGCACGAACTGGTGGGAAGTCGCGCCGAATAGTTACATCAGTGTCAACATGACCGGCCCGTGGACGGCGTTGAACACGAATCGGCTTTACGAGTTTCCTGGCAACGTGGGTTTCATCCGCGCCACGGGCGGCAAGGCGTGGATTGTCGCAAGCAACAACATCACCGGATACCAACACTTCGAATGAACCGACTTGTCGAATGGAATAATCACCTGATGGGACTTCCCAGTGGCGCGCTTCTCTTTATCGCGCTCATCGGACTTGGCTACGTGCTGAAACGCACGCACTGGTTTCACAACAACTCAATACCCGTCGTGCTGATGGCTGTCGGGCTGGGATTATTTCTGCTCGTCTGTCCTGAACGCACGTCTGATATAAGCCTTCGCAATTGGTGGGGCCGCAACATTCTCATCGGGCTCATTATTCCTTTCACGTCCTGGATGGCGCACCGCGTCGTCCTCAAGCGCATCGAAAGAAAGTTTGGACTCTTCGCCGCAAACGGAGACTCCGACAGCGACCCCGTTGCATTCACAAAACCAACCGAACCAAAACTATGAGAAAACTACTCGCAATCGCAACCCTCATCGCCTTGTGCTTCACGGCACAGGCGCAAACGAATGACACTTGGATTTCCCGCGCTCTAACGTTCAAGCAATACGTCGAGGAAACAAGGACATTGACCGTCGCCGTGTATCCATCCTACGCGCCTACGTTGAAGATCGGCGACACGAAGAAGCCGTGGGGCTTTGGCGCTGCGGCTTTCTACCCGTTGTCTGACCACACGTTTACCGGCTTCCGCGCTGATTACCTCGGCGGCGACTTCTTCGCGGCTCAGGCGAATGTTGGACTGAAAGCCGATTTCCAGATTTTCGGTCACAACTTTACCACGTTCGGAATCACGGGCGGCTTACTCCCGATTCAAGGCGCAGGTGGCGACAACTTTAGTCCCGGCTTCATTGTTGGCGGCGGCGTCCGCACGGCAATCTTTCAACGCAAGACTCAGCGCACAACCTTTGTCCTGAGTCTGTCCTACGAAGGTGAGAGGTGGCAGGTGCCGAATACCAGTCTCGACGGCGCAATGGTTCATCACGTCGCCCTTGATGGGACTTGGAAGTTCTAATGTGGAAACAAATTCTCAACGCAATCCTTTGGCTGGTCGTCCGGTTCTTCAAACGCCGCGACGACCCGCAAAAGCAGTATGAACGAGCACGGCAAGAGAATGCGCGGATTATTGCGGACCATGACGCTGACGGTCTTAATCGCAAGCTCGACCGGCTTACTGACCGCGTGCCGGACAGTAGTGATTCCGAGTGATGAAGTGGTTGTCAGGATGCCAGCGGGGACGAACTACACGGCAAAGGTGGACGGTTGGTTCGTTCCTGATGCGCGGATGCAGAAGATTTTGGATGCGCTGGATAGGAAATGAACAATATCAACATTCAAGTTACGGCCCGATTGGAGTGGCATCCGGAAGATGCTGACGGCTCGGCCTGCGCGTGCTGTGGTGATGCTATTTACCTCATCAATCAGTATCGCGCCGTGTCATTTATCACCATCCGCAACAACCCACAGGAAGAACGAGTTGAGACTGTCATCGTCGTGTGTGGCGCATGTCACGAAGCGCATTGTAAATGAGCCTGATTCAAACCGGCAAAGTTAAGTTTTTCGACGCTCAAAAGGGCTGGGGATTCATTGCCCCGACGGCCGGAGGTATTGAGCATTTCGTGCATTACAGCGGCATCCTTGGCACCGGCTACCGCTATCTCGAGCAGGAAGACTTCGTGGAGTTCGAGTCGGTGCCGGATCCGCAGAAAGGTTTGCGCGCGGAGAAAGTCAAAGTCCTGAGCAGAAGCAAGAAACCTGAACCAAAAGTTAAACACGTCAGAGATTGAAAATTATGAAACGACATCAACTATTCAAATCGGCGAGCGATTTCGCTTACGAGACACTCGACAACAAGGACCCGGCGGCGCTCGACATCGCTGTCGCTGAACGGTTCAAAAAGGAAGGCTTGAACCCGGCGGATTACACGCTGTGGAAACAATTCTTCCAGCAATCCCGGCAGCAATTGGTAGCCCTGGCATCGCAGAATGCGCCGAGCTTCAAGCCCGCCCCGGCTCCGAGTGCCGCCGTCAAACCCGTGAAGTAAATGTCGAAATCCGGCGCCATAGGTTCGCTACAGATGAACGCCGCGCGGTTAAACTCCGCGATGGCGCAATACATGAATTCCGCGAAGTTGGCCCCAAAGGTTGTCGTCGAAGCGCAGGCTGGCATTCTGATGCGCGAACTCGCCGAGGATTCAGCGCCTGAAAATCGCGCGACACTTGAGCGCAACATGCGCAAGGATTTGGCTAAGGTTTATGCGCCGTCTCCGAAGGTGATGCTTCCGATCGCGCATCGACAGGGCAAAGGATTCACATGGTTGATGGCGAGCCCGACAGTTCTGCTCGGAACGCGCAACCAGAACGCGCACCTCGAGGATTCCGTTGGGGATGTGCAGCGACTCTTCCACCGCACCCAAAAGGCACAGGTCATTAAGGGCAAGAAATACATCGACCGTGGCAAGCGAGGTCGGCAGTCGATTGCAGAGTTGAATCGGATTGTCGTGCGACGCGGAGTTTTTTCCAGGTCGCTTGCATGGCTTAAGAGTCGTGCAGGTATTCTCGGCGGCTCCTGGGCGATCGCGTGGGACGTTCTGAGGCCCGGCGGTCGCCGTCCGCCGGCGTTCAAAATGCGGCATGTGGCCACCGGCCATGCGAAGGGCACATACATCAACGGACTCGGCGTGCCTGGCAAGGCGAGCTTCACATTGATCAACCGGGCAACCGGCTCGGAAAGCCAGAAGTCACTCGCCATGATTTCCGGGGCGCTCAGGCATCGTGCCGAGGCGATGAAGGTGGACATGAAAAACATTCTGCGCGGCGCTTACAAGCGTGCGGGATTCTCAAAGGCTAAATCCAATGCCTGACGCCGAAGCCATAGCACTTGTCTACGATCTCGAGGCCGTGTGCGAGAACGCGCTGAAGGCCGTCTTTGCCGCCAATCAGATTCAGGCTTTTACGACTCAAGACATTGGCGTGGTGGGGGCCGATGGCAATCCGGTTATTGATTTCCAGAAGGCCAGACCACGGGTGGAGATCATGTTTGTCCCCGGCGCCGGGCAGGGTCGATTCCGCGAGATGATCGTTGATGGCATTCGAACGCCGGTTGAAACCTGCTGGAAGGGGCAATTCAAGCTCGACCTGATCACGGATGCCAGAATCAACATTCACGCTGCCTTCCGGACCTTCACTCGCTTTCTGATGCAGACAATGGTCTGGCGCATCAACGGCACGGCGCCGATGGAGATTCACAAAATTCAACGCTTTCCACGGGACGGCGGCACGTCGCCCGTGATGAAACCGCAGGACGGTTACCTGCAAACCACCATGCTCTACGATGTCGACCTGAGCGTTCAAGACAACGCCTGGGCCGCTCTGGAAACATAACAATAAACGAAAGAACAAAACTATGGCACTACCCAATACTGCATATGTCTCCGGAGGAGTTCAGTTCGGAGGCATCTTTGTCAACGTTTTCCGGCTCGCTGATCCGGATGACAACTCCAGTGGTGTCCTGCTTGGCCGATACCTTGTCGAAACCATTACGCCCAGCGATTCCGGCATTCTCGGCAAACGGCCGGGCGCCGATGGCGGCCGTAACGGCTGGTGGATTTGTGACGGTGACGTCGAAGGCAGCGCCGTCATCCAGCGAACCGTTGCCACGACACCGAGCCTGAAAAATGGCGATTACTTCGATGCCGCGGTGCGCGTGGATTCTAACGGTGATCCTGTCGCCGAGCGGTTTGTGATTCACTCGCCAGGGCACGAAGTCGGCACCAGCTACCGGAAGCAGAACGTCAGCGTCATCGTTGATCAAAGTGCGACTGGCGTGAATGCTGGCGACCAGGAAAGCCCGACCTGATGACGGAGGACGTCAAATCGGAATACGCGCGAGAACTCTTACAGGCGATCGATACCGAGCGCGTTGTAAGAGCTTCATCGTTTCATCTGCGGACGGAAAAGCTGCTGGACTTCGACGTCGTTCCGTTGACGCTCCGGAAGTATTCTCTGCTGCGGTTACTCAACTCGCCGTTCATTCCGCCGTTTGACACGCCGTCACCTATCGATCTCGCGCAGTTTCTTTGGGTCATGTCGCCGCAGTTCGATGCAAATGATAGTCAGGCAAAGAGTGCGTTCTTCCGACGCTGCCGAGGCTTCATCCAACCGGCGCCGCCGCGGTTGCGGATGTTGCGATGGCTTTGGAAAAGCCGTTGCATGGATGCCTCGATCTATGAGGCCGCGCTAGTCGATGCTGCCCGCGCATTCGTCGCGGAAGCCATGCAGGATCGCCCTGAGCCGGTCAACGCCGGGCTCGAGGCCCCGGCCTATTATTGCGATGAAATCGGGCTCTGCGCGGCGCTGGGACGTGAACATCACTTTGAGGAGTCCAGCGTCATCGAGATGCCGTTGAAACGCATCTTTCAATACCTTAAAGAAATCAGGGATCGTGACGCCGCCAAGGCTGGCCAATACGCGTTGCTCTGTAATCCCAGCGATCGCGTGAAGGACAAGTATCTGGAAGCCGCCAACCGAAAGAACTGATGACCCGCGAAGAAGTATCAATCGCAGTCGGCGCCGATGTCACAACCATCGAGCAAAGCCTTGGCATGGGGCGCAATTACTTTGCGCGCTGGGGCCGCGAGCTGAAGTCCGACGGTGAAAAATACACGGAATGGTGGAACGCCGAATTGAAGAAGCGTGAAGACGCGCAGCTCGCCTCGGATGTGCGGATGGCTCAACGGTCCAATCTGGCCAGGCGCTTGTTTCGTCAGCGGGCGGAAGGCGCCGCCGAGAGGGCTGCTACGGAAATCGGCAAGGGCTCAATTCCGGAAAGCTGGCAGAAGATGTCCGAGTATTCGAAGCAGTCCGCCCAAACTGCGTCCGATGCCTGGAGGGGCTTCAACAAGACCACCTCGGGCGAGATCATATCGGCCAGCGGAAAGTTCAGCCAAACATTCCGAACCGCGGTCAAAAGTATCTTCGGCAGCGAGACATCAGCGCTGATCAAAGGCGGCATCTATGGGGCGATCATCGCCGGCGGTGTTGCCGGGTGGAAGGCGCTGACGAAATTCATGGCGGACACGCTCTACGGAGTGAACGGCATCACCGGTGAGCGTGACGCCTGGGGCAAATTCCTCGAGGGCCGACGAAAGGATTTGAGGAAGGAACGCGAACAAGCCGACAAGGATCGCGCGGCACAGGCCGAGGCCGACAAGGAACGCATTTCCAATTTCGAAAAGATCATCAAAAAAGAGAATGAACTGCAGGAAGTCCGACAGGGCATTTACGAGGAAGGCCAATCGAGTCCCGGCAACGCATTACAGGCCCGCATCGATCACCTTGAGAGCGAGCTTGCGATTAAGAATTCCCGTCTCGGAACATTGACGGCCTACGGACCGTTCGGTTCGCAGGTGGGCACCGAACAGCAAATTCTCGAAGCGCAGATTGAAGCCGAGAAGGTAAAGCTGGAATTGCTGAAGGCCCAGAATCAGCAAAAGGACAAGCAGAGCGCTCGCGACAAAGACCTGCTCGAGATCCAAAAGGAGCAAGCCAACATTGGGAAGAAAGAACTTCAATCCTTCATGCCGACTTTACAAGAACTCTCGAAGCGCGGTGTCTTCCGCCGTGAAGCCCGGCAGATTGGGATACTTGAACGCCAGATCGGACGCGATCTGCAGATGGGAGATTTTGGAAAGGCAGAAGCCGACCTGGCACAACGGAACAAACTCTTCGACCAGTTATCCGCGAAAGGCGTGCTGCCCGAACGCGATGCAGTGCGTCGGCAAGCCGAGCTGGCGAGGCGTCAGACTGAACTCCTTGAAGGCATCGCGGATGGAAAGAAGACTCTCAACGTCAAAGCTAAAATGTCATGACTGTCCGATACAGATCCGGCGATTTCACGGTTGCGACCGCAGTCGGCATTCTGCGCAACGAGAGCCCGCTGTTGCCCGAACTCAACGAGGTCCTAATTTTCCACCAGGACTACGTGCAACTTCTGAACAGCTTCACCGCACTTCCCTATAATGATCCCAATCCTGATCTCCTCGGCGAGACCGCGTATCTGATCAACGAATCACCGCGCGAAGACTTTGGGGGTAACAAAGTCAAATGGACTCGAAGTTGGGCACGGGTGCCGAGTTCCTACTCGATGTCCGGCGGCATTTACGTTTACAACTTCCCGGGGTTCGCAACCGGGCGCGCGTTTGAGGTGTCGCGTTTTCCCGTCGCCGTCAGGATCCAGCGCGACTTCTTTTTGTGCGGCAACCTTGGGACGTTCACGCAATGGGAGGATATTCCAATCACTAAAGCTTTCGCCCCTTATGAGGGCGGCGATTCAACCGACTACGTCAATGAGCTGAGCGATACCACGACGCCGACACTGAATGATTATCTGGCCGCGATCTTTTTGGAGCAGGAGATTCAGATCGAGGATTCGAAAGTGCGCTCATGGATGGGCAGCATCTATGTTCGTGAAAACTTTTTTGTGAAGGCGCGATGAGGCAACCCGCTATTCGATCGGGAATGCGGATACCGATGTTCGACCCAAGCCGGTTACGCCCAAGCGTGTTTTCGGTTGAGGATATGAACAAGATCGCGGCGGTCTGCGATGCCGTGATGAATTGTCCTCAGTTCAAGATTTCTGAAAACGGTTTGACGGTCATTCAACCCGGCGGCGGTGCAGCTGTAAAAGTATTTCAGATCACGGAGATCAGCGCTGGGGATTATGTCATCGCGCGCACCTGGGACGGTGCGAACCTCAGCGGCCCCGATGTCAAGATAGCCAAGCAATTCGCATTCAGAACTTCTCTGCTCGCTCAGGTTATTGACGGCACCAACGTCACCCACACGTTTTCCAGCGACAACGAAAGGACCTCAACGGACATCGGCGGCACTCAAAACGAGGTCCTGTATCCTCGCTATGAAGTCGGTGCGGAAATCGTGTGTGCGGAAAGTCAGAACGGGACACCGGTGGAGGTTGACGACGTGCGTATCTCATGGATGGATTTGACCTCGCGGGTCTGGCTGGCCATCGATTGATATGGCCATCTCATCGCCAATTGCAGGCGTCGAGAGTGAAGTCTTTGCGCCGGTATCCGCGCGCATCCCATGCGCGTTAAGGTGCGACGCCAACCCAATTCACATTATCCAGCTCTGTTACGTCAATGTCTATAATACTGGCGGCTATCAGGTAGTTGGTCCGGAACTCGATCTGTCGCTCTTCGACTTTTACCCCCAGCAGGCA